CCCTCTTTTTTTGTTCAATCTCAGGTACTTCTGTAAAGTCAGCATCAATTATATCGCCGTACAGTTTGCGTATATCTTTTAATCTTGACTGAACTTGCTCAAGATTCATGGTGTCTATGGAGTTTAGTGTATGAATGTTTTGCGTATGATTATAAAATCCTGCAGCTTGTCCTCTATTCTTTTCTGCTTGAACAGATGCTGACCAAGCCTTATCTTCTTGTGCTGCTCGGGACAAATCATCTAATCTTTTAACATGACGATCATAAGTAACTGCAGTTTTGTGTTGCATTTCTTTTTTGAGTTCATCAAAATATCTAACTACTTCAGGATTACGTTGGACGTTTAGTAGCTCAGACGCAGTGGTTCTAGCTCTATCAATAGAATAACCTGCACGTCTTGCCGCCTCTGTCGGTGTGATCGCACCATCTTCTCGAACTAATTCATTAACAAATTTGATTTGTTTAACAGTTAATCTTTTATTCATACGATAAGTTTAGTGTACTTTAACAAAAGTATATAGTTGTTTTAAAAGTAAAACACAAATAATTTTGTCGGTTACTTATTTAACAAGGCAGGTAACTGTAAGTTACCGTATAAGTAACCTCTATTATTGTTATATTTCATAGAGTTAAGAGTTAAAGTTACTTGGTTACTTCAAAATGAAAGTTTTTATAAAAAATATTTAACTAAAAACTTTGAATACATCTTACTACTCTATAAAAAACTTCGGATCTTCACGCACAGGGCCTAGTATTTTTTGTAAAATGACCTCACCTTCAGCTAAAATTGTAGACCATTCTTCTCTACTGTACGTGCAATCGTACTGATCCTTCCAAAATTTTACTGAAACTGTGCCACATTTTAGACACTCATGAATTTTCCGAACCGGACTATCGGGCAATCTAATGCTCATAGATCTCCTTTGTTGTTCGTGCGTGATTTTAAATTATTTTATAAGAAAAGTAAATAGAAAAGGGGCCGGAGGAATTGGCCCCTATCTTTGAGGATTAGAACGGCGGTTCTCCCTCAAACTTTACAACGGGATTACTCTCCCGAAATCTTGTAGTTCTTGAAGCAGTCGGGGTCAAGCGGTGGTCCGTAATAGATTGACAAGGAATCGTTAGCCCCCTCTGTCCAGGTCTGGTGGTAGTGCTTATTTTCATCGATCTCCCCTTGTGAGTGACAAACCTTACACTGGTCAATCGCTTGTTCTGCCTCGAATCTAATTTTAACATATCCATTTCCTTTGCAATTGTAGCATATCATTACCAACTCCTTTGATGTGTGTCATAATACTTTGTAATCTTTTCATGTCTTCTTCTTTTTGGTTTTGTATCCTTAACAACTTGATGACCTCTCTTTAACTTACGTCTGTAAACAGCTCCTAGTACAGAGTTTTTACTACGACCAAAGATAGTACCAATCTGTGTGTAGGAAAATTTTTCTTTTAACTTTTCAATCAAATCTAAATCCCTGTCTGTATATTTTTTTTCAACTTTACTCCTCATGCATACCTCCTCATTATAATTTTATGCAATCGCTCCCACCTCATGCGAGTAAACATTTCTTTACCGTTCCGGGGTTCACGCACCGCAGACTTTGATACCTTCTCATACTCTTTCATGATCCTAGCTCTAAGAGAATTCTTCTTAGCCATGATTCTTCCTTTCTCATTTCCATGTACATCCACATACACATTTCTTTACTGTAATAGGTATGCTTTAATTCACACTCCTTTACATACATCCTGAAGGGTGAGTGCAGAACCACGATCCATACACACACCACCACCGTCAAACAAATTAAGCCAAGCCTAATGAGACGCACTCTTATGCGGACCCTTTAGGTTTAGCCATCGCCAAATATTGTTCGTCAACATTCTCTCTACCCAGCTCCCACTGTATACGTGACCAGATATAAAGTTCTTCTTGACCCCACTTCTTTGCCCACTCTTCAGCAGACATATACTCAGCGTCCTCTTCCATCTCCATGAGTAATGCTTTTACTTTACCCATCGTTACTCTCCTGTTCTTGTTTATATTTATTAACAAGAAACTCTATCGTTCGACTAACAGATCGCATCTCAGCATCAGCCAACGCATGCAGCATCTTCCAAGTTTCAATCGAGATAGTCACTGATTTAAATTTACTCGTGTCCATAAGTTCCTTTCTTTTAAGTTATTATATAAGCATATAACAGATTAAGTCAACCATTCTTTAAAGTCTTCACCTAAAACTGTACTTGCGATGTTAATTTTATTACGAAGAGCCTTTACTATGCGCTCGTCCACTGTCTTCTCAGCAATCAAATCTATATAGGTCACATTACTTTTCTGACCGATCCGGTGTGCACGATCCTCTGACTGTATTCTCTTCTCCAAGTCATAGTTATTCGAATAATAAACCACTGTACTGGCCGCCGTCAGGGTCAATCCATACCCGGCTGTCTGTTGATTACCAACAAAGTAACGAAGGGGTGACTTAGGATCTTGAAACCGTTGAACAATATCCTGTCGCTCTCCATCAGGGGTATCCCCGTAGTACGTAGCCACGGTATCAGGACCATACTTCTTAGCAATATTATTATAGATAGTGCGTATGTCTTGACGATAGTTAGCCCAGATGATAACCTTCCCGTCCACTTCTTCTAAGATATCCATTAACTCGGTGATACGATTGTTTTTAAATATCTTTGTCTCTCCATCTTCCATGATCAGATGACCACAACTAATCTGATGAAGTCTTAACAACTGTGTCATTACTGTGCTAGCGGTTAACACACTACCGTCTTCAAACAAAGTAAGAGCATAGTCTTTCATTTCTTTATAAGCTTTCTTTTGTTCAGCGGTTAGATCTACTTGTCTCTTCGTATAAATCTTTTCAGGTAAGTCCAAGCAGTCCTCCTTCAATACTCTGTATGAATAAGGATCTAGTAAACCAGATAACTCTCCTAAGTTTTTATACCCTACTACTTTATTGAATACGTGTGTGCCTACATTCGTTCTTACTTGAACAGTATATCTATTCTTAAAACTATAGTAAGAAGCGTGGCCCAAGATAGCAGGATCAAGAAACTCACACTGAGAAAACAAATCAATGGGATCTCTTGTAACAGGAGAGCCAGTCAAGATACGTCTGTACTTGGCAAGCGTGCTTAACTTGAGTGCGTTCTTAGTTCTGATTGCTTTCGGATTTTTTATTGTGGTACTCTCATCAATAACAATCATTCCTCGGTGACCATTAAGAAAGCGTTCCGCGAACCGTGCTCCCTTCGTCGTATGCAAGGCTTCTATATTCATTAAAAAAATATCGAGCGTCAGATCTTTTGGATCTTTAATAATACTCTCCAACATTTCTTTCTCTACCTTATTAGGGGTAGGTGTCCAGGCAACCGTAAAGTCTTCAATGTGATTTGGTAAGTGCGTTGGTATTTCCTGGCGCTGCCAGTTACGATACACTCCTTTTGGTGCAAGTATTAACACACCATTTATATGGCCGTGATCATACAGCATAGACATATTATCGATGAGTACTTTTGATTTTCCTGTACCCATTTCCATAAAATAGGCATAGTTTTCTTTATCCCATGACTTTTCAAGGGCAGTAATTTGATGTGCATAAGGCACAGTTTTAAACGGATAGTCCATAATTTCTCCTTAATCTTTCTAGGTTAAACATATAACACTTGCATTTTAAAAATCAATACGTATATATAGAAGGAGAAAGTTATGACAGTATATGTAGTACAAGAAAAAACTGGGGTGGATATCACTGATGCTTTACGCTTTGGAGAATTTGAAAATTTATTACCACGTAAAGATCAATTGATGATCAGCTCACAACCTGTAGTGCATGCGCTAAAGAAAAAGTTAAAAGATTTTTCTGATGATGATTACATATTGTGTCTTGGCGATCCATCTATTATAGCAACTGTTGCAGTTGTTGCAGCAAGTATGAATCGTAATAGATTTAAAATGCTAAAGTGGGATAGACATTTAAAAAAATATTATCCTGTTGAAGTAGATACTAATTAAATGGAGAAAGTTATATGTCATTATTTGAAGAATCAAAGAAAGCTATTCAAGAACTAGAAGGCTCTGGTGATGATAGGCTTAAAGCTGTTGGTACTTTTTGTGATCAGTTAGAAACTGTTCGTAAAAAAATTTCTGATAGAAAAGCAGAACTAAAAAGATTAGAAGAAGAAGAGTTCAAACTAGAGAACGAATCGATCCCAACATTACTAGATGAAATAGGAATGAAAGCAGTCACGCTTAGTTCTGGATCTAAAGTAGAGATACAAGAAGTATATAAAGCACACATAAGTGAGGCCAATAAAGCGGATGCTTTTAAATGGCTAAGAGATAATGGGTTTGATGATATCATTAAAAATGATATTGTCTGTAGTTTTGGAAGAGGTGAAGAAAACAACGCATCTGAATTGTATTCACGCTTGCGTGATGAAGGACAAGCTCCTATTCAGAAGAGTGGTGTTCATGCCGGTACCCTAAAAGCATTTGTCAAGGAACAGATTCAAAAAGGATCTGATATTCCTGAAGACAAATTTGGTGTCTATGTAACCAACAAAGTGAAAATTACATAGTGAAAACTGAAATGAAAAGGAATGATATGACAAAGAATGTTGTAACTAAAAAGACTAATGGGCAAGTTGCACAACTTGCTTCTTTTGATACCTTTAAATCTATGGGCTTCGAATCAATTGATGCTCAAGATTATGCAACGCCAAGACTTAAAGTCTTAATGGCGCTGTCACCAGAGGTAGCAGATGAGACTGTTGCAGGTGCTAAGCCTGGAATGATCTACAATAACGTCACGGAAGAATTGTATGATGGGAGTAAAGGTATTCTCGTTATGCCATGTGGCTTTGCAAGAGAGTATGTAGAATGGGCAAACATAGGTACTGGAAGTAGTGCTCCTATAAACGTGTATCCTGCTACATCAGACATACTTTCACAAACTACTCGTGACGCACAAAACAAAGACAGACTAGAGAATGGCAACTACATTGAAACGTGTGCCAATCATTTTGTCTACGTTGTTAATGAAGGAGGACAGTCATCGAACGGTATGTTAGGTAGTCCTTGTGTCATCACTCTTAAATCAACAGGGTATAAACGAAGTAAGAAATTTAATTCTTTAATTCGTTCCGTGATCCCTGCTGAGTGGCCTATGTTCTCTGGTTTATTCAGAGTCAATAGTGTCAAACAAAAGAATGACAAAGGTACATGGCATACATTTGATTTTAGCTTTGAAAGATTACTCGATCAAGCTAATGAAAAGGACATTACTCTCTTCACCGCAGCAAAAACTTTTGCTGAAACAGTAAGTAAAGGGGAGGCTAAGGTTTCTCAAGAACGTGGTGAGGGTAATGCGACCGAGGCGGAGCAAGCTACTCCGTACTAGGGCAGCTGGTGAGGGCGAACTATCGGAAGATTATTCGCCCTCATTTAATTAACAACGAAAGATACTATGAGTGTAGAGAAATTTAAAGAAGTTTTTACAGGGTTAGAAAGAGCACACGGGGTATATGTTCCGGGCGAAATAAAAGACAGCGGTAAACGTGGTGGTAAATCCTTTATAAAAAAGGAACCAGTAACACCGCAACACTGGATAGATCACATTGCAGGAAAAGATCCTAGCCTTGGTATCGTTCCTATTATGGATGATTCAACGTGTAGGTGGGGTTGTATAGATGTAGATACATATCCGTTAGATCATAAAAAATTAATTAGTAACATAGAGAAATTAAAATTACCTTTGATTGCCTGTCGATCAAAGAGTGGAGGTGCACATTTATTTTTATTTATAGATGGCGTTGTATCTGCACAGCTAATGCGAAATAGATTAACAAGTTTTGCTTCTTTGTTAGGTCATGCTGATTGTGAAATTTTTCCTAAACAAATTGAATTGCAAGCAGACAGAGGAGACACAGGAAACTTTTTAAACTTACCTTATCACGCAGGTGATGACACCATGCGTTATGCCTTTGATAAAAAGGGAGAGTCATTATCACTAGATGAGTTTCTTTCTTTTGTTGATGAGAGAAAAATTACAGAAGAAAAGTTAAGGAACTTTAAAACAAAACAAGTAAAGAAGGTAGAGGAACTAGAAGATGGACCACCTTGTTTGCAAACTTTAATTAGCGTTGGCATAGATGAAGGCGGAAGAGATAATGTTTTGTATCAGTACGCAGTCTATGCAAAAAAGAAATGGCCTGAGAAATGGCAAGATAAAATATCTGAGTTTAATTTTAAATACATGAAGCCACCGCTTGGTCATGCGCAAGTAACCAAGACAATCAACCAACATGATAAAAAAGATTATCAATACAAATGTAAAGACCAACCAATGTGTTCAAGATGTGACGCACCACAATGTCGTTTAAGAAAATATGGAATAGGTGGAGAGTATGAAAGTAAATTTTCTGATCTACAAAAGTATGACTCGGATGAACCTGTTTGGTTTTTAAACTTTGAAGAGCAACGATTAGTTTTAAATACAGAAGAACTTTTTGATCAACGTAAGTTCAGAAAGAAATGTATGGATGCATTAACACAATTACCTAATGCACTTAGCCCTGCCGCATGGACCGCAAAGATTCAAAGCTTACTCGAGAACGTAGAGATAATAGAAACACCACCAGAGATAACAAAGTGGGGTCAGTTTGATTCTTATCTCTATTCTTTTATTTACGATCAAGGTGTATCCGATAGAGAAGAAGAGATAGCAATTGAAATGCCATGGGAAAACGAAGGTAAGATATACTTCCAACCTAAAACATTAAAAGAATATTTAAACAAGAAAAGATTTTCTGCTCTTACTTCTACAGAAATGCACGCAAGAGTTATGCAAGATTTAGGAGGAGGATCACATAGAAAAAAAGTTAAAGGTATCACGTATTATCTGTGGTACGTACCTTCAAAACAAATAGAACAAAAAGATTT